TGCATCATCACCCTTTTCACCTTGTTGACCTTCTGGGCCGACTTCTCCTTGAATACCCTGTTCACCTTGAGGCCCAACTTCTCCCCGATCACCCTTTTCTCCTTTTGCACCATCTAAACCTTGTTCACCTTGAGCACCATCTTCACCTTTTTCTCCTTGAGGACCGACTGGGCCAAGCATACCCATGAGTCCTTGGTCACCTTTATCTCCCTTAATACCTTGTTCACCTTGTATTCCCTGTTCACCTTGGATACCTTGTTCACCCTGCTCACCTTGGATACCTTGTTCACCTTCTAGTCCCTGTTCTCCTTTAAAACCTCGTTCACCTCTTTCTCCTTGAGGCCCCTGCTCTCCATCTACACCATCATGACCATCTAAGCCAGGTTTTCCTTGTTCACCTTGAAGTCCTTGTTCACCTTTCTCACCTTGAATACCTTGAATACCTTGAAGTCCTTGTTCACCTAATAAACCTTTCTCACCTTGAAGTCCTTGTTCACCTTGAGGGCCCAAAAATCCTCTTGGACCTTGTTCACCTTGAAGTCCTTCTTTACCCTGAGGGCCCTGTTCTCCTTCAACTACTTCTGTAGTTTTAGGTGGAGAATTTTCAAGTTCCTCCCTAAGTTTTTTAATTTCTTTTTTGGTGTATTGTAGACTCGTAGCAAGAACTTTTGCAGAGTCTATATCCACATTAGTTTGTTCTAAACTCATCTGTTTCTTCTTCTAAGACAGTTTTGAAAATATCATTGATATTCATCTTCAATTCTTCATCTTTTTCTTTATCGACAATCTTTTCTTGTACAATTTTTTCTACTTCTTCTGAAAGGTTTTCTCCATGTTTAGGAGTAAAAGATTGCATATCATCTTCTGGCTCATCTGGTTCCATAGCCTTTTCTGCTTCAATCTCTTTGTCGATTTCGTCAATCTCTTCCTGAGTTTGTTTCAATACTCTTTTTCTGATATAATCTTTGGAGTAGAAAGTTCCAACAATTTCATCAGCATAGTTCATACTCTGTAAAAGATTGAGTCTTTCTTGTAACATCTCAGCCTCTTTCAGTTCAGCAAACTGTGAATCTGTCTGCCACTCATAATGGATACGAGACTCGATACTTCTCCAATCGTTGAGAGTAAGGATACCTTTGAGAATAAGTTGTTTTTCCAAACAAGTATTGAAGAGATGATTGAACCGATTCCTAAGTCTTTCAACGAATCGTGTAAATTTTACTTCATCTCTGGAAATTTCTTGTGCTCGACCTAATACGAAACCTGACTCTTGATCCAAACGTGAGGATGGGACATTGAGTGCTTTGTAAAGTTTTTTCTGAAAATAAATTACATCTTCCAGTTCACCAAGATTTTCACCGCCGGGTAATGTAGAAATTTCTGTTCCTCTTCCACCCTCTCTCCTTGGTAACCAGTAATCTTCCAACATACTCATGTGTTTTCTATCATCCCTGAGTTCACCAGTAGATGCATCATAGACCATCTTATTTTTGTATCGGGTCATAATGTCACGAAGATACTGTTCGGCTTTAATCTTTGGTAGGTTTCCAACATCAATATAAAAGATTCTTCTCTCTGGCGCTCTTGATATTCGATATATGACTACAGCATCTTCAATCATTCTTAATTGGTTGAGTGGTTTGATTGCTTTATGCAGATAACTGAGAACCATTTTTCGATCCTCACTTAAAAGTCCTGAATGACAATACGCCACTGAATCTACTGCAACTCTTATAATTTCACCACCCTTTTGACCATCCATTCCAGATTCATTATATGCAAAATACTCTTCAGTTCTTGGCATAATGGTTGGTTTTGATGGGTCTTTTGGTGGGAGAATTTGTCTGACCTTTTTGATTTTCATAGAATCAATAGGTCTTAATTCAAGTATACCTTTTTTTGGATTATTTTGGTCAATTATGATGTGGTAATACAATCGCCCATCGACATACCATTTTTTAAATGTGTCATATCCTGTGTCATTGAAACGGAGTAAATGAACAACATCATGAAAATTTTCTACTATTTTTTGTTTAATATCGGGGGAAAGATTTATGTGTTCTAAATTGATACCAACTGGATTTTCCTCCCTGTCTGCAACGACAGCCTCATTAACTATATCATCTATTGCTAATTCTGCTTCTGGATAGAGAGACATTTGACGATACCGATTAATGAGATCGACCTCATTCTTTGCGGCACCCTCCATGTCGAGGTAGGTAGCGTATGCGGCACCTGGCGTCCCTGCAATATCAAGGGAACCATCATCTTGTACTGGAAGTGTGAAGGAAACTTTTTCTTGTTGTTCCTTCTCTTTTTGAGTTCTTCCAATTGTAAAACCAAATAATTCAATAGCCATTCATTTACTCCTAGAGGTTAGGGGCTAGAGTAGCCCCCATGCCCCTAGTGATTGGAAACTTGTTCTATGATATATTTATATTACTGAGTTCTGACTCCATGAGTCCAGTAATCATAAGCAAATTCAATTGTATATTCCTCAATAGTATCATTACTACCCCAATCAAGTGCAATTTCACCTAATGATACTGGAAAAATATTAATAAAATTCCAAGAACCACTTCCTATGGGCCTTTGGCCTCCTTCTTTACCATAATGTTCGATACTCATTTCAGCCAATAAATCATTTGCTTGTCGTATTTGTTGATTGGATTGATGACCATTCATTAGAGCCATCCATCTTTCCATTGCATTTCTAACACCAAAATCTTCATCGTTGATTACTGTTACGGAAAGATTATCAAAAGTCCTATTGCCTGGAACCTTGACCTGACGGCCAAAATATGGAACTTCAACTGCCGAAATGGTAGATGCAGGAATTGATGCTATTTTACAAGTAAATGACCACCCACCTTCTCCATTAGTTGGAACTGCAGTTGGTGCATTTAGCATTTGGGTTTGAAATAAATTAGGTCTTGCACCACCTTTTGCTAAACCTTTACTTCTAAAATCTGATATACTGAAAGCCATTATTCTCCTTTATACCCATTCAAGGGCCGAAAGCTTAAATTGTAGATGATGGGGAAGTCTTTTTTACAAGTACACCCTTCGGTTGCTTCCGTCTTCCCCCATCTATGATTTAGTTATATTTATCCTATAACTTCAGAAAATTCAACTCCACTTCTTACAGCTACAAAGTTTAACTGAATGAAGTTGATTGCTCTATTTGGTTTGACATAGATATCACCGACAAATTCATTTCTGTCAATGACATCAGAAGTATTATTGGAATCATCACATACTACGATGAAATCACTAATACCATCTCTTCCTTGTACATTTCTCAAGAAAGGCTCTACTGAACCAACAAATTGAGCTCTTGTGAAAGTGTCATTGAACTCAAACAGGGATGCTCTTGCAAACCTTGAGATTGCTTTTTCAAGAATAATGAACAACCTTCTAATATTAATTCTATCAAATGCACTTGGTTTTGCCAAAAGTGTCTTATCTCCGAAGAGAATTGTACCTTCTCCCATGAAGTTTACAACTGGATTAATACCTTGTTTGTAAAGCGAATCTCTTTGAGATTGTCTTGGGTTAAAAGGGAGTTTTACTACATTCCTTATTGCACCTCTTGTAAATCCTGCAGGTGAGAACCAAGCATCTCTATTTGCTTCTGCAGCTGCACAAAGACCAGCAATGTCACCATTTAATGGTATGTAACGGAATACATCGTTATATCGGTCATATTGATATTTGTATCCACTATCGAGAACTGCATAAGATGAAGTTCCAAGTGTATTCCTAAAATCGATAATTGCATCTACTTCACTACCCTCATTGTTGACCACATCAGCCTGTTCTGGGGATATGAAGGTCACACAATCTTTTCTCTGTTCTGCAATTGCTATCAATTCAAGTGCAACTGTAGCACTAGCTTCACCTGAGATAAGAAGACCAATTTCTGTTTCCTCTGTATTTCTGAATTTTTGGTATCCAGTAATTTTATCAGAATCTGCAACGTTTGATCCGTCAACTCCACCAGTAAGACTTGATGTTGAAATTAATGAACCTGCCGTATGATTTGAGTTATATATGGCTCCAGCTGTTGCCGCTACACCCCAAGCAGTAGTTACTAGACTTCCTACTGCCCCACCACTATCTGCTTGAGTGAGTGCATCCCCCTTTACATTATGGTCAGCCCAATATAGATACTTAGACCTACGATTGATTGCATCTACATAGTATGCTTTTGTTCCATCTTCAAATTTAGCACCACTTGCAACTGAAAGGCCAGTATAGAGTTCAAGACCTTCATTAAGGTTTCCTGTCCATTCTCCGTCTTCATCAACCACTACAACGTGAATCTCATCAAAAAGAGCACCTTTGTCTGCAGATTGTTGAGTAGTTACTGGTTCTTTATCAAAAAGATTTGCATATTCCCATGTTCTGGAATGAGTTTGAGCTGTTGCAGTATTAGTGAAACCAACATTAACAGTCATGGATGAGGAATTTGTTACTGCTGTAACTTTTCTCTCTTCACCATTAATTTTGATAATGTCACCTACAATATACTGCTTGTCAAATGCTGTAGTATCATGTGCTCCAGCTGTCGCGACTGTTGCTGTAACTGTTGCAACATTAGCTGTAACTGCAACAGTTCCTACCATGTTTCTTGAAGGTTCACCAAATGGTGACCTTTTTAATCTGTCACACGTTGTTGCACTAATTGCTCCAGATGTTGGATCTCTGTCTACAGTACAACTTGTAGCATTAGCAATGGCCGCGATGACAAATGTATTTGAACTAGAAACTACAACATCTCCGACTCTCAATTCTTTGTTAAATTCTGAACCTACTCCTGTTACAGTTTTATTAGATGCACCAACTGCAAATGTTCCTGTGAGTCTAATGTCTGAGTTAGACGCAACTACTGTGTTTCCAGATGCAAGATTTGCTCTTGTTGGGCCACAGATTGATACTTTGAGACTGTTTCCAAGTGCACCCGCATACTTGGCCATGAAATCTCCATGACCTGCAGCAACACCAGAACCACCTTCATCATAAGTATTGTAATATACTGAACTATTTGCTACAAGAACTTCTGTCCCACCTGCAGACGCATTTCTAGCAGCAGAAGTAGTACAACGTACTAAGTGTAATTTATTTGAATACTGTAAAAAGTTAGCCGCCGTAAAGAACGATGGATATGTATTCGTATCTGGTTTTTGAAACCTCTGTACGAGTAAATCTTCTGAATCAATTAGAGTTACTTCATTAACTGGACCCCATCGGAAAGATCCTGCAAACCCCGCATCAACTGAAGAGACGCCGGGCACGACAGTAGTTAAATCAATCTCAGAAGTATTAACGCCAGGACTTATTTGAAAAGCCATTTCATCTCTCCTATATGTGTGTTCTATGTAAAATTATTACTATGATTATTTATAAAAACAAAAGACTTAGTAGTATAAATAATTATTGAGATATAAATGTTTTTGTTGAGGATTAACATGAACCCGATTGATAGATTTTTAGGCAAGATTGCCAAACAAGATAAGGAAGATGGATGTTGGCAATGGACTGCCTCAAGAACACAACAAGGATATGGAATGTTTTCTTTCCAAGGAAAATCCATACCAGCTCACCGATTTGCATACGAACATTATAAAGGTGACATACCAGACAACAATATAGTACACCAAGTATGTCAAAATAATTGTTGTGTAAACCCTGAACATCTGATAGTTTGCACCAAGAGTGAATCAAGACTCAAATATAACTCTACAAGGATTCACCCAGATGCTAAGAAATTGATAAAGGATATAAAAGAAAGAGGCCCAGAAGATATGAATGATTTTGGTTTCAGTAGTGAAACTTAGAAATAACTTCTTTGATGGTCTGCATCAGCAATTTCCCAAACTTGTCCTGTTCCATCAGTAAAAGTTTCTTCTTCTTGTCCACTGTCAATAATACCAAATGGTAACATATCTTGTTCTAATGCTTCCATTTGGTCTTTATACATTTGTTGTCGTATGTCGAGGTCTGTCATATCCTTGAAATATTGTTGTTGAACTAACCAAGAAAATATTACCAGCGTCATAGCAAGGTCATCATGAGAACCTTCCTCTGCTTCGTATGAGTTATGTTTTGAAGAAAACGTAGTCAACTCTGCAATAGTCTCAAAATCTGGGATAATTAACTTATCAGTCTCAATCATCTCCTTCAATGCTGCACAACCAATTCTCTTGAGTTGTTTACTGGTTCGTATTCCAAGTTGGTTGTTCTTTCCAAATCCACCTCCGACTTTTTGACCAGCTCTACCATGCATTGAACACATAAGGATATTCTCATATTCAAGGTCAAAGTGTAAAGTTTCTGCCACTTGTTGTCCTACATCATTAATCTCAACCATAGTCCATGCTGTATTATATTGCATACCAATCTGATAAATGATGTTTGGATATAACATTGGTGAAATTTTATTGTCCCTATATTTGGCCACTTGTTTGTATGGTATCTCAGTAATATCAAAAACACTCAATGCTGAATAATCTTGTTCCTTACCTTGAGCGCTGTCAGCCACAATACAGTATGTCCTATCCTTTCTTGGTTGTTCGTATATGTCCATTCCACCCTTAGATCCTACTGGTCTTTGAAATGCCATAGTTCTGAGTTTGGCTGGTGCAATTAATGTGAGAGTAGAACCAATAAATTCACATTCAAATTCCTGAGTAAATTGAACTTCACTCGTATTCTTGATAGTTTCTGCTTTCCATTTCTCATCACGGCCAGGAACCTCTGACCAATGAACATCAATCGGCGTATAGTTACTTCTACCCTCTTCAGCATCAATCCACATTTTATAGAACATATTGAGTCCCAATGGAGTTGATACGATGAAAACCTTTGTAGTCTCACCAGAAGAAATTGTAGGGTATACTGAAGTAAAGAATTGGTCTGCTATGTTGTTTGGAACGTGAGCAAACTCATCAAGAAAAATTATGTTGAAAGAACTACCTCTGACTGCAGATGATGAAGTAGCAGCTGCAAGAATCTTAGAACCATTCTCTAATTCGATGTTTCCTTTGTTCCATATTACCACCCCTTGCTGCATCCATTTTGGTAGGTTTTCATATGCCAATTGAAGTCTGGAAAGAA